GCTAATGGTGGCACAGGGCTGACAAGTTCAGGTGCAAATGGTAATGTATTAACGAGCAATGGTACAACATGGGTGTCACAGGCACCAACAGCAGGAGTAACAACAGACGATGTAATTGCTTTAGCGATAGCATTAGGTTAAGGAGAAAACATGGCTAATACATTTACAAGGAAGCTATCGAGGTCCATAGGAACGGCACTTACGGCGGTTGGTTCTTATACTGTGGGTGCTTCTACTCAGACCACTGTTATTGGTTTGACAGTAGCTAACACGAGTGCATCGAGTGTTAACATTGACGTTACATTAAATGATGGGGCAAATGATACTTACATTGTTAAAGATGCGCCTGTGCCTGTTGGGGGTGCGTTAGTTCCAATCGGAGGCAATCAAAAAATAGTAATGGTTACTGGAGATTCAATTAAAGTTAATTCAAGTGCAGCAAGTTCAGTCGATGCTGTTCTATCAGTTCTGGAGATAACATAATGTCAAATCCATATATTGGTAATTCACCTACAGACATACCATTAACTTCAGATCAGTTGGCAGACGGTATTGTAACCACTGCTAAACTAGCTTCTCCAATCGCTCCTACAATCTCAGGAGGAACAATTAATAACGCTGTTATAGGTGGATCAACTCCAGCAGCTGGAACTTTCACTTCTTTAACAGCAACGTCAGGAATTTCAGGAGGTACATTCTAATGCCACAATCAGGTTTTACACCAATACAACTTTATCGTAGTTCAACTGCCTCTGCTACACCAAATCCAAGTGATTTACAAGATGGTGAATTAGCCCTAAATACAGCCGATGGAAAACTTTTTTATAAAGACAACTCTGGAAATTTAGGAACATTAGCTACAAGTTCAGGGTCTTCAGGATCAGTAACTTCTGTTCAAGTAGACGGAGGAACAACAGGTTTAAGTTACAGTGGTGGTCCAATTACTACTTCTGGAACGATTACTACAGCAGGAACACTTGTAACAGCTAATGGTGGCACTGGACTCACTGCAATAGGTACAGCAGGTCAAGTTTTAACTGTTAATAGTGGAGCTACGGCACTTGAATACGCTACTCCAGATTCAGGATTTCCTCAACCACAACTTGTGAGTGGCAATACCACAGCAACGTCAGCCCAGTTTCTTGTAGCATTAGCAGGGTCAATCACCATAACGCTTCCAAGTGGTCCAAGTGCAGGTGACTTTGTAGTTATAAAAGACGGAACAGGTGCTGCAGCAACAACTAACTTTACGGTAGCAAGAAATGGTTCAAATATTGCTAGTTCTGCTACGGATTTAACTTTTGACAAAAACTTTGCACAAATTACTATGACGTATATGGATGCAACGATTGGTTGGAGTGTCTAATGAGCAATCTGTCAGAGCTATTACCCTCTGGCGGTGGTCAGAATGTAGGGAGCTTTGTAGCTTCGGGTACGATAGCTAATGGTAAGCCAGTAGCTATAACAACTGACGGTAAGGTAGAAGAAGCAGGTATAACACCAGCTTCTTTAGGCACAGAGGCTTCTTTGAGTTTTGGGGGAAACCAAGGACCGTCCGTTTGCAAACTTACTGACACTACTTTTGTGATGACAGGAAGAGATTCTAGCAATAGCAATCAAGCCACATATGTTATAGGCACAGTAAGCAATGGATCAATAACTTTTGGAAGCAAAGCTCTTATCGGAAGTATTGGATCGACAGTAGAGCACCTACAGGCTTTTCCATTAACTACTGATAAATTTGTAGTTCTATATAAGGATGGGGGAGATGGTAATAAAGGAAAAGCTGTAGTAGGCGAAGTAAGTGGTGGATCGGCAAGTTTCGGTTCTGTTTTAACATTTGAAACAGGGCAAACAAGTTTAAACAATGTAAAAGCAGGTGTAGGTTTAACCGATACTAGGTTTATCATCGTTTTTGAAGATCTTTCTGCTAGTTCTTATGCTAAAGCCGTTGTGTGTACCGTTAGTGGAACGACTATCACACCTGGAACTACTTACACTTATAACACAGCAAATTCGTCAAAATACAGTGTTGTTGATAAGTTACCCAACGGTCAAATTGTTATTGCTTTTTCAGAAACGCCACAAAGTGAAAGAGGTAGGGCTTTAATTGCAACTAGATCGGCAACAGCATTATCATTTGGAAGTCAAGTAACTTTCGACACTGCAAGTGTAGTTAGTCAGAGCATCGTTGCTATGAGTGATACGCAAGTTATAGTGTCATATCTCGACAAAGGATTTTTAAATTATGGAAGATCAATAGTTTTAGCTGTGTCTGGCACAACGATAACTGTTGGAAATACAACAGACTTTAATATTCAGTGCAAGAACTATGTTCCAGATTCGATTAAACTTAATGCCACGCAATTTTTAGTTGCTTTTAGTCCAGATCAAACACCATACACTCAAAGAGAATTGAGAATTGGGACAGTAAATGCAGGGGTTATCACTTTTGCTACTGCTGTAGAATTTCACAATGGCGATAGTAATTCTACAACTTATTTAGCATTGCTCGGAGCTTCAGATGTAATTTTGAGTTATGACACTGCAACTGTGTTTTCTGCTAGGGATTATAAGTTAGAAAGCACTAACGTGTCAGGCTTTATTGGGTTAGCTGGTCAAGCTATATCAGACACTGCGACAGGCAATATAGATATGTTAGGTGGGATAAACTCTCAACAGACCTCATTAGTTATTGGCAGTAAATATTACGTTCAAGACAATGGCACTTTAGGAACAACTGTTACGAGTACGTTTGCAGGGCAAGCAATTAGTGCCACTACTCTTAACATAAGGGATTTGACATGAGCACCTTATCTGAGCTTTTACCCGCAGGGTCGGGTGGCAAGAATGTCGATTTCGTTGCCTCTGGAACTTTAACAAGTGGTCAGACGGTAGCTCTCAAAACCGATGGAAAAGTAGAGGCGATAGGTACATCAAGTGCAGCAATGTCAAGTGGTTTTAATGTGGATGCCGATCAACCTGCTACTCAGAGTGCAGTATATGTAAGTAGCGTTGATCGTGTTGCTGTTATGTATATGAACCAGATTACTACTTATCCTGAAGCAGTTATTGGACAAATTACTGGGTCAAGTATAAGTTTTGGAACTCCACAAGTAATTAGCACTGATATTCAATCTGTTGATTGTTGTGGAATTTATGATGAAAATGCAGACAGAATAGTGCTTTTTGCCACCCGTAACTCTAATAATTACGTTGGTGTGGTTGGAACAGTAACAGGTGGAGCATCAAACACTTCTTCATGGGGTTCTTACCAAACGATTGGAACATCGTCAGGCTTAGTAAAGGCTAGAGCTGCTGTATATATGCCTGATGTGCAAAAATGCTTTCTTGTTGTTTGGGACAACACCGTCAGCAACGGTCAAATAATTGGTTCTTCTAGCACAGTTAATCCTAATAACAATACGATTACAGCGAACTCGACATTAAGTTTAGATAGCACAAATGGTCCCGGTTATACTACTTATGGGGTTGGTATTACATATGATTCTGTTTATGGAGTGGCTATTCTTGGTTATAATAATGGTTATTCAACAACAGTGAAAGCTGTTCAAGCTGACGTTAGCTCCAACGGTACAATTACAAAAGGTACGACTAGATCACTCAGTAGTTCAGGATATTATGATTTCATAACAATAGACTTTGACAGTAAAACAGGTAAATGTGGTCTTATAGGAATACAATCTAATCAACCAATGATTTTCGGGGTGTATTCGTCTAGTGCTACGACATTAGCGCAAGGTAACAATGGGCCTTATACTCTTGGTGCTCTTGCTGCAGGCAATGTCGAAGGACGTATCAAATCAAACGGAAATAATGAATTTATTTATGCTTATCAATATAACGCAAGTGGTACTCAAAAACCTAATTATTGGACATTGTATATAGATTCAAACAATGATTTGATGAACACTTCACAAAGCACTGATTTTGGGACAGCTGGAGCCAATGGAGAATACGCCATTGCCTATGATACAACTGCTCAAAAGTTTGTTATTGTGTTTTATAGCATTGCTACAACTGACAAAAATCAAGCTCATCTTTATAATTTTACAACTACTAACACATCAAATTTCATAGGCATAACCGATGCAGCCATAGCTGACACTGCCACGGGGTCTGTAACAATTAAAGGTGGAATAGCTACAAATGCCAGTTTGCCTACGTTAACACCTAACACGGTCTATTATGTACAAAGTGACGGAACTATTAATACAACCTCAACAG